GCCATTCGCCCCTGTGTCGCCAATATACAACTGACTTAGACTTGTGTTATAACCAATTCTTGACACGCCTGCTGTCGTGTTTATTTGCCATGCAATTCCATTCGCTGTTGGTTGATATGTATGACGAGCTGTCCAAGTTGGTGCGATAGCTTGTGAGAGTGCTGGTGAGCCATCAGACCTCATATAAGTAGATGCCGAACCATTGACCGATGTGAGTCATACTGAGACTGATGGATTTGCTCATGTTGGAGTACCGCCTGCGTCATCGAGTGCCTCCTGTAGTCATGATACCTCTGAGATCGGGTGACTGTGTGCCGAAGGGTTAAAAGTGCTCGGGATATTATTAAGATCGTTATAATTGGTAGTCCCTGGAGCTCCTTGCTCTCACGGAGTTCCGGGTGGCCCAGCAGGCCCCTGAGCATTCGTGGTAACATTTATTGAAGTAGGGGAAAGCGTAACTCAGATCGTGGTCGCGGTAATCTCCACCGCATAAGTAGTTTCCGTGATCTCCGCATTTATCGGTCGCAATATCTGGGATACATTGATAGTATCGTTGGTTTGCACGGCAACTGTCGGGTTATTTATTTTGACAGTAATATCAGACATTGCACAACCAGATTAAATCGCGGTTTTTTTCTGGATTGTCTCTCTATGTTACACTATACGATATTTCAAAATTTCCCTTCATAAAAGTCGTAACAACCCCCGCCGAATCAACCCATCGTATATCATAAAAATACGTTCCATTCGGTATATTAAAAAGAGTCGCCGCAAGTGTCAGCGTAGCAATTCCCGACAAAGGAGTCGTTAATACCGCATCTCCCTGAGCGATGAACGTCGTATCATCTGGATTCTTTCGGATTGTGCCCGTAATAACAGAGTCTGTTATATTGATAGCGACACCAGAGGAGTCCTTGAAGGTAATCACTCTTTTGAAAGTGTCTCCCCGAGTGTGTGAAAGGTGAACAATGTTTGTCATAAGAGTGGGTTAAAGAGGTATTTCTACTATTTTTATTTTTGTATCGGATATTGCTTTCCCTATTTTTCTACTGTTCCCACCCGCACTGGAAGAAATAGCACCAGCGGTATTGGAGAGAAATTGAGTCGCACTCAAAGTCATTCATGACTGATTGCTATCTATTCACTCGATTGCAATAGTAGGATTTCTGCCTATAGCCAAGTCTGAGTTCGTGACAGCTTCTTGAGATATTCAGAAAAAGTCTATCTTATAAGAATATGTTGCAGAAGTTTTTGACAAAACTCATGCCGAAAAAAGATTAGAAGTCGTATATGGAAAAATAGAAACAAGAGTCGCAATACCAGTATTAACTGTCAATATGCTATTATTTTGGCTTCAAACTGTCTGGTCTGTGCCATCCATACTATTTGAGGTAAAAGACATATTTGTGCCCACCTGTGGATATGCTGTGGGGGATTGCTCTCTCCTGTTAGTGAATGAGCTTCAAGTAGCATCTACCTCTACCCTGAATGAAGTTCACGCCGTAAAAGTTAATACAGCTGTGGGAGTGGCAATATTTGCTGCGAAAGTCATCGTATCCAAAATAGTTCACGCCTCATTTTTGATATAACATCTCGTTGCCGTACACGATCAAGCTTTTGTAATAGTATTGATAATAATATCGTTTACGGCAATTATTTTCAATCCCATAGAGTTAGAAATGCCATTATCCTGGGGACTACTACCTGCCAAAGTAAGTGAAGTACTGCCAACTGAGCTAAAAACCCCACCCCATACACTACCAGTCCATTTTTTTATTGTCCTTGTCGTGGTATGATTTGTTGAATACCCTACGCTGTAATGATTAGATACATTTATTGTCTCGCTTGCATATGTTCCCTGAAACAAAACAATGTGGCATTTTTGCCCAAGAGGGATAGTGATAGAGCCTCATAGAGTCACTGTGGTATCCACAAGGGAAGTTGTGAGGCTCGCTGGAGTAATCGTAGCTGTAGCGTTTGCATGGAAGAGCGTACCCGATGGATCGCCACTTCCATTGTCTGTTTCAATTCGTATTCACAAATCGACACTCGGAGAAAGTACCTTCGCAAGATTAAGTTTAAGCGTTGTACCAGCTACTCAACTACCAAAAACTGGAAGAGAAATACGAGTACTTCCCGCTACATCACTTATTTTCTGTGCAGTCGTTGCCTGTGCCGTTGTCGGTCTAGTTTCTGTAAAAACAGTATTTCCAACAGACATTGATTCTCAAGCTGGGTAAGTGGTATCTACAATCTGATCCGGGCGTATTCTGTGATTTATTATTTGCATACTAACCCCGTCATACATTAAACAATAAACTCTTCCTGATATTATTTCTCCTCACCCTAGTGCTACACCTTGCCCATTTACTATCGTTTTCGCACCAATAGAATTTACATTTATTGTAGGTGCCCCCGTATTCGTAAAGTTTGCTTTGAATGTTATTATTTGCCCCTCAACAAGACTTGTTATTTGAGCGTCCATTGCGAGTACATACGCATTTGCTGCACCCGTAGTCGATCCATAATCACCAGTATTCTCTAAAACATCTTTCCTCAGATTATTATACTGTGTTGCGGTTGCCGCGTCTCCTGCGGATACTGTAGATGAATTGAGAGTCATATAAACAAAATTAAATTAACTCGTAAAACTGAGCTGAAAAGTACAGGTAAGGGTCTCCGTAGCCGAAATAGTCACATTAACCGACACATGCGAAAAAAGTATTCCCGAGTTTACAGTGGCACTTGCCGAAGCCGCATTTCAATTTCAAAATAACCCAAATTCTCTATGCGTGCCCGTCGCCTCTCCCGCCGCAAAAAAAGTCGCAATAGAACATATCGCCCCCGAAAATGAAGTCGAGCTTGCCACCTTTCTCACGACTTCCTCCCCCAACTGTGTATCTCCCGCCGCCACCGCCACAACGCTCGATCCCAGGGCAACATAAAGATTGTCCCCAATATCCGTAACATTGTCCCCACTCATCTGAGCCGCAAAAGCCGTCTTTGCAACAGTCGGTATGAGATTATCCTTTTTAATTTGTCGCTTTTCACCCGTCACAATATCCACAATATCGAATATCCATTTTCATTTCATGCCTAAAAAGTCTGTTTGTTTCATATAAAAATTATAATGATAAAAATGTTTTTACAATAAAAATTAGTTCCAACTTCCCAAATCCCAAAAAAGAGGATTCGTAGCCGAAGCCTGCCAACGAAAAGGCGGCGTAATAACACTCGAAGTAACATCGTCTGTAACAGTCATCGTTTCCACCTGTAACTCCCCGTCAACAACACCCGCAACAACGTCCGCAATAATCACAGTATCGTTCGCGTCCTCAATGTTATTTACCACCTCATCCTCGTCTACTTTTATTTTTCGATTCGCCGCCAATAATTGCTGGAGCAGTTCTAACATGCCAAACAAAAGGCTCGAACATTTGCAAGAGTATATATTTTCCCCCCATTCCATCTGCGTCATTTTTACGCTCTGAATAACAAAATCCCTGTTAATATTCCGCTCCGAGCTGGTCGTATCTTTGATCCGTATGAGTTGCCCACTTTCCAGCCCCTCCTGGTTGGTAGAAAAAGTCGCAGTAATAATAACATTAGAGTATTTTTGTAGTATAGCGTCCGCGGTCTTCATCGTCTCCGTCCTGGAGCTCAAAGTCCGGTCAATAATCCTCTGCCCGTCAAAAATCCCGTCCGTATATCCCAAAACACTTTTCATCAAGTCCACCGAAACGTTATTTGTCCTCTGTACCAAAATTGGAATTACCTCATTGTACTGGAAGAGTAAAAATTGAGCCGCCAACAATGTCGGTTGTGTGTCTGCATTTCGTATAGACTTCTGGTTATAGTTACTCATAAAGTCTGAAATACTCTCATCACCAATCCCCTCCACACCAACAATCTGAGCAACAAATTTGGAAAAGGTATCTCCGTTCGCCTGACTCGTCACCGCTTCCACAGTAAAAGAATCGACGCCAGGTACTGTCAAAATCTCTCGCACGGCATTTCCCCTCGTCCGGTTAACAATATAATCACCAGCTACCAATCAATGAGCAGTAGCCACTATCGTCGTCGTAGTAGTACTCGCCTCCGCCAGATCCGTACTCGTATTCGCGTCAAGTTTTACCACCAAGTTTTTGAACTTGTTTTTCATAATCCACTCCTTCACTATCCCGTCCCCCTCCACGACTTGAGCGTAAGTATTATCGCTGGTCTCTTCCGCCCCCTGTATAACCTGTCTATTGATAAGCCTCGAAGTATCGTACGACACCTGTAAATCACGAAAATTATCACTCGTCTCACTTAAATCGATAGGGGCAACAATAGTTGTGCCCCGAAAAAGATGAATGTATTTATCATAGTCAACGTACCAATACCAAGCCAGGTTATCTGCCAATCGCTGCATAACCTCCGTCGGTTTTGTCCTCGATATTTTGAAATCATCAAATGTAATAGAATCGTCAATAAATGGATAGTGCCGGAAAAAAGAGTCTTCCAATATTCTGATCCCGTCAATTCGTACTGAGCTTGTCGCCGTTTCCGTAATCACAATGGCCGCATAATCAATGGCCGTCCAAACTGGCGTCCCCACTTTTGTCCCCGTCGATAATGGAGCATCAAAAAACACCCAATTATTGTCCGCAGGAATAGCCGTAACCGAAATATAATTACTAGAGTCGCTTCCAACTCTCATTCTTATGTTTGTGACTTTTGTAAAATCCGCACATTTATACCAAAATCCCACTCGACCTTTTGTAGGAGTTCCCGAAGCAACTCCCGTAAATTCTAAAATATTGATAGTTGGCATCGCGTTGCTAAACGTCGCTGCACCCCCCGAAAATGTCCAGTCAAAAACTCCCGCCCCGTTTGTCTCCCGAAAGTCCGCAGTATCCAGCGTCGGATTCCCGCCGTCACCGCTCTCGATCCAAGCTACCCGAAGTGCCGTCGTATTTGCATAGTCAAACTGGTCAACAGTCTCGTTCTTATTGATTGTCACATTGCAAAAATCATTTACCATGTACCTCGCGTCCCTGTTTTCGTAGGTATCGTTCAAAAGTTTTCTATCGAAAATTCTGGTATAGTCCAAAGCCGTAACCGCAAATTCAACATTTGAAAGTACAGTATCGTTCCGGTCTTCAATATCCACAATATTTCCCGCAAACTTCTTCCGCCCCGCAAGTTCTCCCGCAACTGGAGTGTTAGCAAAAGTCGCAAAGGTTAATTTTGTATTACCCGAATCGCTCGCAATCGTCAAAACAACACCCGTTTCCTCGTCCGAAAGTCCTATCGCAATCGTTACAACGTCGCCCACCCTATAAATATTGTTCTGAATGCACCGAGAATACGGCAAATTGAGCGTCAGGCTCGTCGAAGTTGCCCCCAAGAGGGGAAAGCCCTCATACACCTTCACATCATCGAAATACGACGGTTTTAGCCCCGCCAGATTAAAAGCACAAGTATTCGTCCTCTCCTGGAGCTCGTCTGAAATATCCAAAGAGTTCCGGATCAGGTTTGTCGTTCTATTTGTTCAGTTAATAAAGAGGTACATAATCGAATATTAAATAGCTCAAGCTCTCGTCAGTCGTGCAACAATCGTATCTCAGATTTGCTCCGCTGCGTCTTTTCCAAATACTCACGAAAAGTTTATCGTAATTCCCTTCCCCCCACCCCCAAAATCTTTCATTCTATCCAAAGGTATAACCGCCTCATCTTGTCCGCCTTCCCCAATAGTCGCCAGCATTCCTCCGGGCCTCGCTTTTACAATCCCCCCGTTTGCCAATCTCGGTATGCTCGGAAGAGTCGGAACACTCAATCCAAACGAAGCCCCAACACGAGCGACACTGTTTATAGCATTTATAACCGAGTTTATTTTGTCAATAATGTAGTTTACCGAGCTTGTGACAACTCCTTTTGCAAATTCCCAAGCAGAAATTACCGCTCCCCCCAATCCTCCCCAAAGTCAGTTCCAAGCCCCCTTAATATATTGCAATCAAATATCCATTATCTCCCCCAACGCTTTTATTCACACTTCTCACACTATTTTTATAAGCTCCCACACAATTTTTATAGAAGCCAAGGCCAAATTAAACCTATTTACTATAGCGTCCCAAGTTTTGATCGCAAACGCTTTCACAACATCCCAATGAGTGTACAAAGCGACTCCCGCCGCTATGAGTGCTGCTATAACACCAATAATAATCCAAACTGGAGCTGAAATTGCCGCAATAGCTCCTCAAACCGCAATTGCCGCTGGAACAAGTATAGAGCTCCACAACACTCAAAGTGCCGCAAATCCAGCCTGGAATGCAGGTATAAGAAATCACAATCCCGCGACTGCCGTAATGACTCCCGTAATTGCTCAAACAAGAATTACGAGAGAGCTCACCACTTTCGGGTTTTCCGTGATAAATTGCCCGAGCCCAACAATCAACGGGGTAATAGCCTCCATAAGTGCTTTTTTTGCCGGCTGTAATGATTCTCCCAAAGCAACATTCAACTGTATTTGTGCCGCGTTTGCTCTCGCAAGCGTTCCCGCATAACTGTCCTGCAGTTTTTGAGCGTCACCAACCTGGAATCGGGTTTCTTTCAATATCCCCTGGTACTCCGCCTCTCGTTTTTGTGCAAGCGTTAAGCTCCCAACCCCGACATTTATAGATTCTGCATATTCCTTCCACATCATCGAAACATTTTTGGTAACACCCGCATTATCCACCAATATTGAGTTTTCATTTTTCAAACCTTCCGTAGCCGAACGGACAGCAGTTCCAAGATCCAAAGACGATTGCCTACCAAACGAAGCCGAATCTTTGAATCTATCCATAATCACCGCCGCCTCTTCAAGTCAAAACCCTCTCGCCAAAAGGTTTTTCAAAGACGTTGCCGCATCTCAAACTGGCACGAGCCCGTCCGATGTAAACTTTTTTATAAATACTTCCGCTTTTTTGAAGTCTCCCCCCGTTCCGTTCACAATAGACCCCAACCCTATTAAAGCGTTCTGCTGTTTTGTCGCAGCGTCAATGGCTTTATTTGACACAGTAATTATTCCAAAAAATGCTGCTCAAGCTGCAGCCGCTAAGACCGCAAATCCAGCTGCGTTTTTTTTCAAAGTTTCTCAAAGACTGTCAACACCTTTAGAAACTTCCCCAAGTTTGCTCCTAGCCTCCGCCGTTCCCTCGACCAGGGTTTTGAGTATGAGAGTTGTATCAGCCATCGGTTTTTGGGTTAGATTTTGTCTGTATTATATTCTCAACGAGAATCAAATCAAGAACTCTTTGGTAATCGTAATCCACCCAATCTAAACCAAATTTTTCACTCATGACATAATCCGTCATTGCCCAATGGTGACCTTTTCATTTACAGGCCAACTGGATCTCTTTTATTTTTTTTTATCCTGGTTGTTTGTAATCATCTTCGTCAGCTCAGTCGAGATGATTGTTATTGTCTCAATGTCAAGTGCCAAAATGTTTTCCTCGTTTAGTTCAGGCACGATCTCCTCATCGTTTTTTATGTTCCATTCTTTAATACATTGAGTGAGTAAAGATTTTGCCACCTCCGTTTCGTCTTTCTGTCCGTTAATAGCGATAACAGTCGCATACGATAGAGCCGCCGGGATTTTAACCCATTCTCCATCTCCCAGGTCAATAGTTCTAAGCTCCTTAGAGGCAAATCGTGACATAAAAGCAGTTATTAAAAATAGCAAAGCGATTTAATTGTAGTACAGGGGAGAAAACCGCTTTAAGAAAACTCCCCCGCTATTTTTAGTAGCTAGATACTCAGTTTACGAGGAATACTCGTACACTCCATCGTTTCGGGATAATTGCCGTCTCGACATCCTGGTAAAATGTAAGAGGTATTTCCTCCATAAGTACATCGTCCTCGCTTGCCGTAGGAGAGAATGTGTCGAACTTCGCTGCAGCGTGGTCGAACTGTAAATATGGTTTTTCGCTCGCGTCTCTTCCAACAACATTTGTCTGTCCCGCGTAAAATCAAAGATTCTGAGAAGCCACCGCCGCCGTAAATTGTGAGGCTCCAGTTCCTTCCGCAGTAGCGCCAACAACTGATAGAGCATCTACCGCCGCCGCAATCAAAGTTCCAGTATTGCTCGCCGCTGTAGCGTTCGCAAGTGCAATTGTGATATTATTCCCGCTCGCTGTCGCTGCTAGAGTATCCGTAGTATTCACAATAACAGTAACACTTATATCATTACCCGCCTTGCCCGCAGTCGCCGCCGTCACACGAAATCCATTCGTAGTACCCCAAGTAGAGTAAGCCGCCACCGCCGCATTCGCAGAAAGGGCTGTTTCACCCTGCATAAGTATGCGGTGTCCAACTTTAGTATTTTTTCTAAGTTTATCTAAATTTGATTCACTATCATAGAATTTGTCTATTTTACCTTTTGAAGAAAAGCCCTTAGTGATAACATCGCCCGGGTATCGTGCAGATTCCTCAAGTCCCGCAAACCACCTTGCGTCCACCTCATTCATATATTCCAATTCAAAGTTTTCCGTATTCTGCTCCGCCGTGTTGTCAATGTCCGCACCTGTAAACACCGCAGATCCACCGAGCCAAGTCAATACGCTGTCCTGGTTGTATGTAGCTGTATTCTTTTTAATAACAACAAGGTCGCCAACTGCCAGCGATGCACCGATAGACGAAGTCGTCAAAGAAATCCCGTCAGCACCAATTGCTGAAAGTGTGAGAGTAGCTTTTGTGGTGTACCCGTCCGCCTTATCGAGAACAAGTATAGTATCCGCTGTCGTCAGTCCCGAGTTCTGATCTACCGCAAGGGCAGTTCCTGATCCGATTGCAGTCGTAACCCGAGCAACTGTAAACGCTTTTCTAGGGGCGAGTGTAACTGTACATTTAATTCTATTGTCATCTTGCTCAACTTTTATGCCCGTAATCTGTACCCCATAATATCGGTGTACCCATGGAGCGTCCGCAGGTTTCAAATCAATAGTATAAGTTCTAGGAGTATCCGTAACCTCGAACACGTGCCGAAAAGAAGTAGAAGCTACGAGCGTCTGAGTCGTAGGAGCTCCAAAGAGTCCCCGTAAAAAATGTCCAATTACTTTTGGCTCAGCGAAAAAAACAACGTCGCCCCCAACCTCAACCTTCCCCGCAACAGTTCGTATATTTCTTTCACGGCTTCCCGCGATCTCCTGCACCGCCACGCTCGCAAAGTTTGTCTCAATGCTCTCGCTAAGTATTCTCAGGTAAGTAGTAGGAGTAATAGCAACTCCAGCTGTAGTCTCGGGTACGATAGACATATACCCGTAATTCGCGTATGGGCTAAATTTTGGCATAAAAAAAGGGATTAAGAATTAGCGGGATTTTTCTTTTTCGGTTTCTCTGGAGTCATCTCAATTGTAACATGCTCCGTTCCGTTTTCATCGACTGTCTTTATAATAGTGAAATCGCTCATAATAAAAAGGTAAGAAATTAAGTAATTCGCTTGACAGTAAAAGTGACAGTTGCATAAAGTATATAAGAGTCGCCTAAGTCACTCTCATCATAGTTTATTTCCCACTCACCATTAATGTTTCCATATTTTACTTCGTTCACTTCGAGTTGCAAGTTATCGTGAAGTACCCCCAAAACCGTATTATCTTTAATTGTCCCGTCTGCATTCCGCTCCTCCATTCGTTTTACCAAGTCCTGAATATGTACCATTCTTTCGGCAGCCTTCGTAGATAAATAGTTTTTCAAAGTTGTTTTAATCGTGATCCCTACCCGAAACTCATTATCTGTAATTCCCCCCGTTCCCCTGTTATCAATTCGTGATCCAAGCGGGATAATCTCAAGAAAAGGAAAAGTCATCTGAGCTGGTACTCGTATTTCCCCAAAATAATACTGTTTGTATTCAGCACCAAACTTGGCTTTCAGTAGTTCAATAATGGCGAGTATTACTTCATTCATGCACGGATAAGTTTAAGAGTATAATCAACAAACGCAATTTTATGTCTCTGTTTAAGTTCCCTAGAATGCCCCATCATTTGTCTCTGTGGCATTTTTCTTGTCCCCAGCTGGTGAAATCGAAAGTACAACACCGGGTTTTCAATATTCAGCTCATTATTCGTCAGCTTCGTAATCGCAAAACTCCTCCGCATTTTCCCCGTTCTCTGGAGTATCCCCACGTTATTACCCATTCTCATTTTCTGTTTTATCGTGTCTGTTTTAAGATGTGCCCAAGGCTTGCCCAAATTATTCCCCATGGTTTTGAAACTCTCGTCTGCACTCTTGAGCTGAATAGCCCCTATCTCTTTCAGTAATGGTCTAAAATCTCGGAAGCCCTCGTCCAATGCTCTCATAATGCCTGCGACCTTTGTAGTATCGCATTTAATTTGGATTTTCATTAGAAATCTTTATTCATATAAGCAAAAGGGCTCGTAGGATCTGTCGCGTCATCGTCGCTCGCCTCATTTGGATATGATGTAACCGCGTCAGATGAACTGGCCGCAATCTCTATTTTTGTCACCTCGTCCATAATTTTAATCCTCTGTTTGCTCTCGTGTACGCCTTGCAACTTTTGGAGTGATTCGTTTACAATATCCATTCTCGTCGGGCCGTCCTTGCCAGTATTTTGAGATTCCACGCCATACTGGTCAATAAATAACAAAGCCCCCGCAATCTCCGCTGTGTACTGCTCAATAACAAGGGGGTAGCGTTTTAATCGTTTTCCAATAGTCCCTCCCATTCCGACAGTAGCAGGCACGCTCGTGATATTAACATCCGCATACGCCTCCGCCGTCGTAGCCGAATCAGCCAAAGATATTATCAACACCTCCGGGCCTCCTCATAAATCATCAACCAAAAAGTCCGCAGAATTACCCGCCGCTATTCTGAATTTGTCCGCAATGGAGCTCGCATTATCCGTCGCAACGATAGCAATGTCATAAGTAACAGTATTTACAACCACCGCCATAGTAGCCGCCCCCGTTGCCTCTCCCGTGAACACGATAGTATTCCCATAACGAAATTTCAGCGGTAAAACATAAGTGTAACCGATAGCCGAATCAATCATCGCTCCTGCTATCCGTATTTTACCCGCAATATTCTCGTCTGGCATCTGTGAAGAGTCCGTAAATGAAGTAAGTGTCCTGACTCGTGGTATAGAGGTGTACATCGTCGAGAGATTAAAATATTTTATGATACCCCCCCTTTCAGAGGGGCACGAAAACTATTCAATAGTTCCATCATCAATGAGCTTTTCCGCAACAGCAGCGTCTTCAATAAAAATTGAAGTACCCGCCGCATAGTATTCGCCATCTTTTTTCAGATTTACTATTACCGTATATTCCCCGTCTGCTCGTGTCTTTTTTGGAGCTTTAGGAGCTTTAGGAGCTTTTTTCTTTACTGGTGACTCTTCTCCAGATTCGTCACCTGCACCTTCTTTTCCGGCTTCTGGTGGCGCGTTCTGTACGTCGATGTCGTCTTTGTCAGGCGTAGCCTCAATTCATGCCTCTGAGAGCAATTCTAGCATTTGTACTGCACTTGCGTGAACTGGAAAATCCAGGTCGTTATCGCGTGCAATGTCTTTGAGTTCAGCCGCCGTAAGTAGTGTAATATCAGCCATAAAAGGGTTTTTGTTAATAGAATTAAATAGTGACAGCAACGATACTATAATCGACCGAGAACGCAATAGGAGAGTCGCCCGTAGCTGGATTCCCATTAGCCGTTCGGACTACCACCGCAGCGTTAGCTGTAAGTACAAGAGCCGCTTCGATCCCACCAACTGTAACCGCCTTATCAGCAGTAGCGTCGATAAGAGCACCAACATCCGCAGTCACTTTAGTTCCCGAGCCGTTTGTGTAACGAAATTCCAGAGACACATTTGTCGCATAAGCCGCAGCAACAAAATCAACAACACCAGTAATCCTATGGACAAGTATTGCAAATCCAGCTCCAGGAGCAGCCACGAGGGAAACTGGAGTCGTAAACGAGGCGAGCACTTGAGCAGTAGTCAAAGATGTTCGTTTCGTGAATATCTTGAGTTCTTTGCCCCGTACGAATACGGAGGGGTAATCTTGAGCTCGTAATTGTTTTCGAGTAACCATAATTTGAAATTAAAAAAAGGGAGCTGAATGGCAGCCCCCCACACCATTAAGCGATACAGTTTTTAACGAGGTACGCACATTTATTGTCAATGAGCTTCTGGTCGTATTTGTCATTAATACGAACATATCTACCTTCTTTGTCTTCGTCGTAAGCCAATACTTTTACCTTGCGAGTTTCCCCTTTGGTAGCGTAAGTAAACCCAAACGAACGGCTTTTTGTCGTAGGTCGTGGCTCAATATACATAACCCAGAAATGTTTACCCCAGATGTCCGCGAGTACATCTGTACCTCCTTCAACACCAGAGTTGTATTGAGCTGATCCAATTAACACATTTTTAATGTTTGGGAATGCGAGCTTAAGTGAAGTAACAACAGTATCCGATGTCACAACTGGAACATTTACGAGTCGAGCAATAAGGTCTGGATGTACAATGAGCGTCATCATAACCGCGTAGCTCATCACAAGTGTGTTTGGAAGTTTTCCAGATCCACTACGAACAGTCTCGAATGCTGTTTTAATATCATCGAAAGGATCGCTATTTGTAAAGTCGCTCCACTGGTCAGTTCCCGAGAGTGTTACATTTTGTGTAACAATAGCCGTGTTTCCCATAACATCAGCCAATTCCTTTTCCTTTGCAACCTGTAATCGGTCAGTAAGGTTCATAGTAGCATCAGTCTGAGGTGCGATAGGTGTGTCCGCATTTTCCTCTTCTTCTTTTGTAACAAGCTCTTTAAGTGCGTGATCCTTGAGAATATAATGGTCACCAATAGTAACCGAATGGTTTACCTCATTTGCCCCAGCTCCTTGAGCTCTAAGTGCCTCTTCGATACGGAGATTGTCCATACCGTAAGTTGCTATTTTAGCTGTGTCTTTTACAACAGAGACAACCGGCATGATTTGTTCCGCGATATATTCCTCGTTTCTGTAAGCGAGAGATATATTAGTTAGCAAAGGGCTAACGTATACATTCGATTTGCGTATCATAGTATCAAAATAAAAAAATAGATAAGCGGTTTTTTTATCTGAGCCCTATTATACTGACATTTGGTGCTGGCATATAAGTACCTGAGCAATTTGGTCTGATTCAGTAGTGGTTTCCAAAAGGATTCCAATAACTTTATGCAGATTTGTAGTAGTGAGGATACCCTTTCCAGCGGTAGTTGCAGTGATGTACCCGCCTTTTGTACTTGCCGAAGCTATTGTAAGTTTTACAACACCCGCAGTAATTACATTGACTGGGTTTCCCGCAGTAGAATCCGCCCCCTCGTCAGTAACACCGATCAATAATTCTGTAGCAGCTGTAGCAGCAACCACTTCATTTGCAGCAGTACCGAGTTTTACTATTATAAAAGGTACAACAGTTGTATTTGTCTGCTTGAATGATTTACTGAGTCCGTTCATTGAGTTTGTCATAATCGAAAAGATTAAAAGAAATAAAAATTAGTATCCAGATGATTCCAAGACTTGTTTTGCAAGTTTAGGATTTTCCGCAAGTACTCTGTCATAAGCATCACCGAAAGAGATTTTTTCCTTTTCAGCAAGTTTAACAGCCTGAGTTTCAGCCTGAATATTTGCATCTTCTCCTTCCGCTGCTCCCTCTTCTCCACCATCATCGCCAGCGTCACCCTCTTCGCCAAGTACAACACCTGTAATGATGTCCTGGTGGACAGCAAAATATGTTTTAGCCTGCTCGTCAGAAAGTGTCTTGACAAACTCTATAATTGTAGCTTTCTCACCGCCCTTGAAGCCAACTTTTTTGTCATCAGACAAACAAAGTCCCTCAACTTGTGCAGCGAGCTCAATATCCCTCTGTACTTTTTTCCCAGCAGCAAGTTCGTCCGAGAGACGCTTGTTTTCTGCCATAGATTCTGAAAGTTGTAAATCCTTCTGAGAAAGAGTTACTTCTTTTTCCGCGAGCAGTTGCTCTGGTGTCTTTTCCATTGTAAAATGGTTAGAAAATAATGGCGGGTTTTGTTTTTCGACTTCACTATATGTCGGGGCCATGTCTTTTACGACAGGCATATTGGTGAGAGCCATCGCTCTGATAACAAGTTTATAAACCTTTTTTGTGTTGTCAACAAATTTCGATAGTTCGTGCTGTATCTGGAGAGAGAAATATCTCATCTTCCCCGTAGAGATAATATCCTTCCCTTCTGGTGTGAATTTATGGAGCTGTGCATATAGGCTGTCATGCCCCGCAAGTTTTGTACTTTTTCTCACGCTCATAGATCCCGGCTTAATCCAAGCATACGCCATGTGGTCTGGATCGTGATTGAGGTCAACCGGAATATCAGTACCAACAATATTATCATTGAAGTTGCTCGCCATGGTCTCCAGGTCTTTTGTCGTGTACTGAAAATCTCAATATCTATGGTCTGTTTGTTTTGCAGTAGTAATGAGCTCGTACTCCGCGTCCTCCGAAAATTGCCCTTCTGAAAGTGTAATCTCCGCTATTGTTTTTTCCAGGGGATCTTGGTTTTCAATTATCATATTAGTTTTTAGGAAATAAATTCTCTCTCTGAATTTTAGCAATCTCTATCTCCGTGTCAATATCCACGCTAGAAATCGGATAGTAATACTCAAACGAGCCATGGTGTAGCCCAAGCCCCGCCGCCGCTTCTGCTGTTTTGCCCGCCGTAGTAGCCGCCGCGTATGCGTTTATCTGAGCCGCCGTCATGACCGTGTAAGCAACTCCCGCTGTAATCCCAAATGGTCGAGCAATTAGATCCGCAATCCTATTATTCGGTACAACTGTTTTGAACAAAGTAAATCCAGCCGCCTGAGCCTCATCGTAAATAATATATTTATAGAGTGCTCTCGGGTGTGTAATAAATGAAAGCGTCAAAATGTTTTTATTGAAAGTAACCGCTTTCGCTGTGTCCTTTGCCAACTCTAAACTCGCCTCGCTTCAATAATTAAGAGTGATGTTTTCCAACACGCGACGGCTTTCATTAAATATAACGCCCTGCATATTGCTTTTGTACCCCTCAATAAATGTGTTTATTTGCCCTTGTGGTATTTCCAGGCTGTAACTGAGCTTCATCTCGTTTTCCTCAAGAGTACTTCTTGCACTTGCAATAGCTGTTTTGAAAATATCAGTTTCGAGATTCCCCCCCAAGAGTTTTTTCTCCAGGCGTTTCGTGATAGCATTTATTTTATTTTTCCCCGCTGTGATCTTTGTTTTATCATACACCAAGCAAACAACACCATCAACTCTCTCGCTCGTGCTCCCGTCGTACAGTTCAACAAGGGCTTCCGTATACTCCTTTTCCGCCATAGCAACACAAGACTCAGCTTCTGCGTATTTCATCTCCAAGTATAACTCAAAGTCAGATATGTTTTGAGTAAATGCTTTTTCTCGTGCCGTTGGCTGGTATGTGTCTTCCGATAGCTTCTTATTGCGTTTTTTCGCTTCTTTTTCTATTTCCTTTTGTGTTTTATTTTCCTCATTTTGTTTGTCTTTTATAGCTTTTAGCTGTGCGTTAGTTTCTTTTCGTACTCCGCCTATAAATCATTTTCTATCTGAAATCTGTTTTTTTAATCCAGACGATACCTCTTGCAATGATTTTCTTGAAACTTTGAGCTCATCTAATCTCGCCTTGAATTCAATTGCAAACTTTTTCTTCTGTGGCTTTGACATTCATGACCTCTTATCCCTGATCGCTTGTACAGCTGTTTTTAGCCCTTCAAACATGCTTGTCAATTGAGTCTTTTGATTTTGGTATTTTGTCAAAACAGGATCTCTTTCTTGCATGTCTGTAACTGTCCCCATTTTTTCTCTGACCGCCTGAACATCTTTAGTAGGTCACGGCAACGCTTTTTGTAGTGCCTCAGAAATATTTTTTTTGTGCTCGTCAGTTAATGGCTTTCCCAGCTGGATATGCTCTTCAATTATTTCCGCAAGTTTTTTTTCAACTTCTGGATTCTGTATAGTTTTGCCTGAATCATCTGCAGGCTCGTCTATTCCAGCCTCAGCTGAAAAGTCTTCAAGCGTGCCTATGTGTAGCCCCTCAATATCCATTTCCGCTTCAAGTTCTTCAATGGCTGTGTCTTCTTCGTCTGGTGGTGGAAGTGGTGGCAATTTTAGCATTGCTCTGACGGCTATAATATCATTCGGGACAAGTGTCAATAGACCGCCAGAAACGGCAGTATTTATTGCTCCAATTGACTCGTCCATAGATGTCTGTCAAATTTCTGACACAAAAAGCGTAGGGTAATCTACCACGCCCGAATAGTTCATGTCAACTAATTCTTTAATCTGTTCATTCATAACGCTAACAATGTAATCCGCCACGCTCTGCAAACCCCGCAAAAAGAATGAAGACTGATCCTTGCTCAATGCGTTACTCCCGCCGTCTCCGCTCGACAAGTTCAAAAACCCCGCGAGTATTAAATCGTACAATTTTTTATCATGGTGGTCGATCATGCTCTGAATATCACTTCCCACTCCTGATCCCGTAGGGGTCATAATCTCGAATTTTGTTACCTCGTCCGTCAGTAATCCAAAACTCTTCTCGTTGCTCCTGATGTTTTTCAAAAATTCCTCAACCTTTGTCCTATTGGGTGTGCTCATGCTGTTTTTGACAGTCGCGACTGGTACACCCACTCCGTACCGCTCCGATGACACACTTTGTATTCTGTATCCCAAATCTTTATAAAAATAATGCTTGTAGCCTGGTCGTAGGATAGACACGCCCTCGTAATTATTCCCCTCCCTCTCGTTGGAAAACAAAATCAATTTGCCCCAAGGGATCTCCGGGTAATTCGCCTCCCCGCCCTCATCGTTGCTATTTATGACTTGCGTGATCCCCGCCGGGTGTCCATTTATCCACTCCTCCCCGTTAACACCCCAAATATAATGAGCTCTTTGCACTCGCGACGCCAACTCTTTCCACTCAATCATTCCATTTTTTACCTGGTAGACCTTCTCAAAATACCTAAATCAAAAGTCCAAGTAAGTCAACACTTCTCTCAACCAATCCTGAAAGTTTATATTCACAAAAAGATTCCTATTCACAAATTCCGCAACCTCCTTGTCTCGGTCGCTATCGCCTCCACTCTGTACGTCCCACTCCGCAGATAACAATGGATTTTTGAGAGCTTTCAAAACCGCCGCAACAGTTGCATCACTCTTTCTCATTTCGTCGTACACCTTTACTGATTCTGGAAAAACCAAGTCATTATTATACTCCTCCTGAATCATACCAGACATAATCTCGGTACCAGATTTTCCATGCTTAATCATGGTCTCCTCCGGAAGTTTATCCACTGTTTTCTTTTTGAATATATCAATGAGTCCCATAATTTAATAGGTTATAAAATAATAATACCAATAACAACAACGAAATCAAACTAGAATTTTCCCCTCTTTCCAAATATGTCGCCGACTATTGTCCCCGTCGAGTTTTCATCGTCCCCCTCTTCTTTCTTTGTTTTTTTAGTTTCGATAACCGCGTCCCCCCCGTCAATCATCTGCGTCCCATAATAAGCCAAGGCGAGAGCGTCCGCAAAGTCGGGCGACGGCAAGCCATCTCTTTTCATATCCTTTTTCGACACAATAAAGAGTTTTCCCGAGCTCATATAGTCATATCGAATGGAGCTCAGATCCTGGATAATTCTGGAAATGTCATGTATAGAAATACTCCCCTCCAAAAACGCCTGGCGTAAGTTCCAAAATATTTCCGCCTTAATATCTCTGAATTTCTCTTTATCACTTGCTGATTCCGCGTTATTTACTGGAAGAACATTATAGCCCAACTCCAAAAGCCTGTCCGTAACTCCTCCTCCAACGCCCGTATCGTCCACAACAAATGTATCAAATTCTTTGCTAAACCCCAAGTCATTAAAAAGAGCCACCGCGTGCCCGACTGTTTTCATAGTGTCCTTGCCAACATAGCTAAACATTTTCTCAAACATTTTCCCATTATCAAAAGCAATCCCAACAGTAGAATCGCTACCCTTGCGGGCGACATCAATTCCAATGGCTTTTCTCTGCGGTCGGAATTTCCACTGCTCCTCGTCCCATTCTTTCTGTAGTGCTCGCTCAATATGAGAAAGTTTAATTAACGTGTCGTCCCCCTCCTCTGGAAACTCTGCGAGTACACGGCTCTGAAACATAGGGGAATCAATACCCCAGCTCTCCGCACGCTCCCAAGCCCACAACGGCGTAACGAGTTCCGGGTATACCAACGGCATAGCCTCAAGCTCCGGACGTGTGAGCTTCAGTAGATCCGTCAAATCTTTTATCCCGTTCTTTGTAAAGTTCGGAGTATCAAAACAAGAAATAGAGATTTTTGTATAAAGATCTGATTTATGACTTGCACAAAATGTCCCGTTTGTGTTTGTTGGGTTTCCAATAAGCAACTGTCGAGTACCCGCCGAAGTCATGAGAGCCTCGATAACCTGCATAGTAGTTTCGGGTACGCCCGCCGCTTCATCGGCAATAACAAGTAAGTGCTCCGCATGGAAGCCTTGGAAGTTGTCATCTTTGTCGCTCGATATTCCGATTGCATACCACTTGTCGTCTATTTCAAATTTTGTTTTGAGCATATTGCCACCCAGCTTCATTTTGCTCTGGCTGGCCGCCTGTCTCATTTCTCTCCACAAAATATTTTCCACCTGTCTAAAAGTCGGGGCCGTCGTCACAACAATAGAGTTTTTATAGGCAAAAAGAAAAGCATGAGCGATCCGTGCCGCACTGTAACTCTTGCCCGTGCCGTGACAACTCTTCACAGTCGTCCTCTGATTTTTGAAGACACTTCGCAATATCTCGTCTTGTGCACTCCAGTGAGAACACCCGAGAACACTATCAAAAAAATAAATAGGATCTTGCTGTATTGTCTCCTGGAATTTTTCGAGTGATATTTTGAGGGGCATTTGTCAAGTATGTTATATATAAGCCAAAAATTTTCTCTAGCACGCTGGACAAAGGTGGCAAACTATATTGGTTATTTGTCGGAAATCTATCTCTCGGCCTTTTGTTTTACCTTGGAGAGAGACAACAGCCCCTGTGCGAGGCTTCCTATTGAATTGTTCTCGTCTTCCCCCATAGTCATAGCTGGCTTGCCATGTGCCCTG